ATGAAAACTAATTATGTAGGAGTAGTTGATAAGATTAGAATGTTAAGTATGTACCCAAAAATGCTAGTTCGATTCTCATTAGTAACACAGGACGAAACTATAAACTGTATCGTCTCGAAAAACGAGCTGGCAAATACGCTACTAATGTTACCTGAACAATCTGAATTAGCGGTCTATGGTCATTTGAATAAACTAAATCAACTTGTAATTGAAAAAATGCTTGTAAGAAAAACTTTGATTAGTGCATAAAATAAACCCCAACTCTAATATTGAGTTGGGGTTAAATTATTCGATCCAAGTATCATCGAAATATTCGTCCACAAATTCATCTATTGTGTCGCAATGTTCTGTTTCTTCTTCAAATGGTTTTTCTTCAGGTATATGTTCATCACTCCACTTGGTGAAATTATGAATCTGAATGTTTCTAATATCATAAAAATCGACCTCATTTTCTCCGATTAACACAACATCGAATTCTGCCATTCCACGAAATACGCCAAAAACATGTGGCTTTACTCGATCATATTCATCTAACGAATTCAATTGGATTTCTAGAACTTTGTTTTGCTTAATAGAGCGATCTAAAAAATATTCTATTTGTCGCTGTGATTGCTGTGGTAGTCTCTCAATATTTCGAGCGTGGTATTCGTCTGTGTTTTTAATTGCTTCTGTTAATTCACCCAATGGAAAAGCTGTGGGCCACTTTAATTCAAAAGGACGGTCAACATAATCATTGTAAGGTTTAAACTCTTTTTTCGTTCGTCTCACCATCTGATACACTCTCCTATCAGAAACATTATACGAACGTTTGTTCTATTTTTCAACATTTATTATTAAATAAATTACTTATACAAAACATATTTTAACTTTATCTGTTTCTTTGCTTTTATAAAATTTTTCTAATTGTATAGCATCGAGACCCAGATTTTTTTCACTTGGTGCTATATCTAGTAGTAAAAACCTTCGCCCGTTATTTTCACAAAACTCGACTAATTTTTCCACATAATAAGAAGCAATGCCTCTGCCTCTATAGCTTGTATTTGTTCCTATATGCTGTAAATATGCAATGGGTTCATCAATTTGAATTGGATTGAACAGGCTTTTTTTGTGACGTTCTTTCAAATAAAAGTCCATAGTAAACACAGTATCATGATTATTAGGGTTGTACAAAAAGAATTTTACACTTGTTTCTTCGCAATGGCATCCACGTCCCATAACTACCTCGTCCCCTAATTCGTCGTCAAAACAATAAACTAAATCCATTCTTTTCAATGACTCTGGAAATCCAAAATTTTCAATTATTTCTTTTGTTAACATCAATTATTATCTCCCATCTTATTTTGAATAAAGTACTAATTATCTTTACGTTATATATTATAATACCAAAACAAAAAAAGACCTACCTCTCACAAAGAGAAGTAGGTCTTTTACTTATTTCTTAATAATTCAATGTTTGGCCAGGATAAATCAAATTAGGATTTGATAATCCGTTTAATGTAGCTAACTCTTGATAAGTCGTGCCAAGCTTAGCGGCAATACTTGATAAAGTTTCGCCGTATTGGACTGTATAAACGTTGCTTACTGCTGATCCATTGACTTTCAAAACTTGACCAGGATAAATCAAATTAGGATTTACCAACCCATTTAAGGAAGCTAAGGTTTGATAGTCCGTTCCGTATTGGTACGCAATGCTCGATAATGTTTCGCCATATTGAACCACGTGTGTTGCTTCTGGTTGCTTATTGGGAACAGTTGTAGCATCTGGCAACAATTCAATATCGCCTTTGCTAATCCATGACAAGATACCTTCTAGCAATACTCTGCTTCCAGTTACTTCTTGCACTTTGTAGCTGTTTCCTTTTACCCAATCTGGAATAGCTTCGCCAGTTGCCCAAGCATCGACATTAAATTTTACTTTGACGGTATCACCAACTTTAACATCAGAATTCGGTGTTTTTTCGATTTCTTCACCTGCATCTGTTGCTGGCGTGTCCGTTTCTGGGTTTTTTGTATCTGTATAACCACTATCCGTAATTCCTGTTAAATCTACGTTACCATCTAAACCACCTGCAATATAAGCGGATGTGAATTGCCAAATGCCAATACCATCCATGCTTGGGAAATAAGCATACAATGGATTTGGTGACACACCATCAATAGGATACGCAGCAATCCATAAAGAGTTAGGAAACTCTTTGATGATTTGTTGATAGTTTACATGATTTAGTGTAAATGGCTTATAGCTGTAATACATTGGAGTATAGCCAGCCTGTTTGATTCTGCGCATACCGTACAAAATTGTCTCTGTATTTGCTGCTTTTTCGGCATCTGAACTTACATATCCTCCATATCCATCTGGAACACTAGCCAACGCTCCATGTTCAAAGTCTAATGCAACGATGGAATTTTTAGGCGTTTGAATACGCGGCAAGAAGTAATCCATTGTTGTTTTCGCAATATCCATGTTTCCCCAAGTGTCATACCAAATGTAGGTATGCGCACGTTTGCCTTGGGCAATAGCACTTGCTACTTGCGTTTTATAGGTATACTGCTCGTAAATACCACTAGCATTGTAGCCACCAATCTGGGCAATAGCGAATTTATCATGCGCATAGCCAAAACGACCTTGTTCGCCTTGATAAATCGCCCAGTCAACGCCTTGGTCACCTTTTGCAGCAAATACATTTAAAGGCATAAAAAATAGAGCGATTAACGCTCCAACTAAAATTTTCTTTTTCATTTAAAAACCTCTTTCTTAATTTTTTATATAAAAAAAGAAGCCATTTTAGAATGACTTCTTAATTACCTCTATTTGAATCAACAAATCCTTCACCAACAATATATGCAGCTAATAAGCCAATAGCTGCTACTAAAGTGACCACTTTTTCAGATGTTAAATCATCCACATTAAAAACTGCTAACAAAGCAACGATTACTCCTGTCACTGCAGCCCAAAACTTTCTGCTTGTGAATTTATGTTTCCAATTAATTTTCATTTGGCGCCTCCTAAAAATGTGCTTAACCAGTTAAATAAAATAGTTATTGCTCCACTAGAAACAAATATAGCTAGTATTACTTTCCATATATTTTCAGTGTTAAGTTTTTTTAGTTCATCTTTTCTTTCGTCCGCTTCACTATTTCTATTCAAAATAGCATTTAAAATTTCACTATTTTGCTCCATTTGCTTCATATTTTGTTCACGTAAGAATTTATTTGACTCATCTAATCTAACTAAATTTGCATTTAGTTGCTCTTGTAAAGTCATCGTTCGTCTATCTAAACGACCTATTTCTCTATCATGATCACCAAGACGTTTTTCATGTTCTTTTACTTTTTGCTCTAACTCCAACTGACTAACCTTCTTTCCCTACAATCTCGTTAAGCTCCTCTTCTGTAATGCATGTAGGTACAAATAGCTTTACTTCATCATCAGTATAAAGACCCCAATCATACATCAATTTAACATCATCAAAAGTAAACATTATTTAGCACCTCCTTTAAGTTGCTCATTAATTTTTCCTATTTCTCCAGTAATTTGTACAATGGATAACATTGATTTTGCACCAATCTCAGCTAGGTCATTTGCTTTAGCTTTCAAGAGGGTATTTTCTTTTTGGATATTAAGGTCATTGAGCATTAGCTTAGAATTTAGAAGAGCAAGATTATCTGCTTTAGCTTTTAATAATTCATTATCCTTTTCAAGGTTTTTATATAATATACTTAAATTATCCAAATTTTCCTTATCTAATTGATTAGAAATTTCTTTCCATCTGTTCTCAGATGGAATAAAAAATTGGTCTTCTAAATTGACGTTTGTTAAAGGAGCTGCATCTGTAAAAGGAACTTGCACTGGGAAATCGTCAGATACCTGTAGCTCTGTACCTCCTGTTCGACCAAATTTCCATATTTTTTTCATGATATATCCTCCTTGTTAAATTTCATATTATAGATCAAACCAGTTCTGTGATATGAGCTGATATCATTTGCACAAAATTAATATTTTTCCCTTCCAACACTTCTAAATAGAATGAAAAATAATCTCCTTTTTTTAAACTGACATTTAACTCAACAGGGATAAAATTTTTATAATTAATTCCTGTTATAGCGCCTGTGCCACCAGCAGTCCCCATATCTCCTGTAGCTTCTTCATAACCTTTACCTAAATGAACATATGCATATGGAATCCCACGGCTACCTTCAGCTTGTATTTTTACGACTGCCCGAACATTCAATTTGCAATCTCTTAAAACCGTAGCTAACCATCTACCAGCATTCCATTGTAGAGGGTTACTTCTCATTGGTAATCCTAAACGTTTTCCAACGTTACTATATTCCGCACCAATTGAAAAACGAGAACGGTTATGCAAATCATTATGATCTTCACCAGGTGTATACCAAGCTTCATAAAGTTGCTCTTTTTGTAACATTACTGGTGTTTGATTAACTAGTGGAATTTCGTCAAAATCTTTTGTTCCACCTATTTTCTGAGGTTCAGTTAAATTTACAACATTTGTTGTAAATGCTACTTCTTTCCAATCGGTCCAGTTCGAAGGTACCCCACCAAATTGACGAATAACGATAGTCCTTTCCGTTTGAAATAGTTGTCTGACTCCTCCTGGGTCTTTACTAACGAACAAACTTCCAGAGTTTGGTAGCGGCTTGTTTTCAACTCCTGTAGCTGGAATCGAGTATATGCCAGGTTCTTTAGCATTATTTAAGTCTGTTATTTCAATATTTTTTCTTACCAATAAGCCGTTTTCAGCCTCTGATTTATTGATGAATAGGTCATCTGTTTCTGTTTTGCTATATGAACCAACTTGTGCAGAAGTAACTTTATGAGGGTTTTTATAATCAATCTTATGGCTTGTCAGGTTATCATTTACAGAAGAAGCACTAGCCATTGCAGCATTAGCATTATCATTGACTTGTTTAACTGAATTCGGAGTTGCTGCTGTCAGTATATCCGTGCTCGTAACTGAGTCAGTCAGCTTAACTATCCCTTTTTTGGTAATTGTTGAATCTGGAATACCTGTAATTGTTGACCATGGTTGAGTGTGATTTTTTTCTGCTTTTCCATTCCAGCTATTTCTTTCTACATCTGTAATATGTCTAATGTTATCTTGATCATGCGCATCAAACTCAGATTTAGTTGCCTGCTTTTGATTTAGTACATTTCCTAAACCAACCTGAGTAGCTGTTACCGCATGAGGATTACTTATATTTGATTTATGGGCATTAAAATCTTCAATATGTGTAGCACTATCTTGCAATTCTTTTAAAGCTCCGTGGGTTCTGCTAAAGAACCAATTAAAATAATCAGCTGGTGGTTTTTGTGAAGCTTTCCAACCATCGCTAGTTAAGCTTTCGGGTGGTTTAATACCTGGTGCTAACCAAACAGGCAATTCCTTTGTAAATTTCATTTGCATTCTCCTCTCTTTCTACAGCGGCAGTTTATAATCATTTTCTGGAATAAAGACTCCTCCCAAAGTTCCTCCGATATTACCATCAATATCAGCAAATCCTTCTTTACTAATCTCTATATCAGTCGTACTTGAAAATGAAAAAGTTCCCTCCAAATTAACGTAGGCTACTCTAATGCCTCCAGCACTGATACTCTCGACAATTTGTAAAAATTGACTAATACTTAGACCCGAACTATTCAAGTAGTCAAGAGGAGCTTTTTTTATGATTACACAAGCAGGTTCTTTTTCATCTACCGTCTCATTAGCTGATATAATATGGATATCACTAGGATGACAATTTAAAGATGTCGCAATTGCATGTAACATTTTGTCGATTGATCCATCGCTTGTATTTCTAGCTACCTTTCCACGAATCAATACTCTATATATTTCATCAGTCGTTTTTCCTCTCGCTTGTCCAACATTACCACCTAATTCATCTAATCCTTTCCCTCGTGCTTCATCTATCGATCGCCAGTTTGCTACTTTATTCAGCAAATCAGTCAAGTCTTTAATTTCAAACTCAATAATTTCAAGAAGTTTTGAAATATTTGAATTTTCGCGATTGAATAGATCTGGTAAATAATCTCTAAGCTTTTTGGTCACTAGTAATCACCACATTCTCTGTTTTACATTCAGCTGACTCATTTGGATTCAGATTAATGTCTTTGGCTTCGGTAGTTTCAGTAGATAATCCAATTTTTACATCAGCGACAACAACGCCTGGTATTTGATAAATTAATGGATAAATATAAGAAAATCTGACTACTTCACCCATAGTCAGATTGTTAATGTAATTATTTACTATAACTTTTATTTCTTCTTGTCCGTTTTTTTCAAATTTTGAATCTACTTGAATAGAAATATTCACAAAAATAGGAACAGATTTTGCATAATCAAATTTAACAATATGACTAAATCCTCCTAAGTCTTTTACTTCAACTTCCTGATTACCAACAGTGTCAATCCCAGCGGCAACACTTTTAAAAATTGCCTGCCCAATATCGTCTTTCACTCCACCTAAAATATGCACATGTACCGACTTGGGTGGATTACCATACGAATCAGTTTCCATTGTTTTATTTTCAACAACACTAGCGGTCCGTACCCCACTAACTTCTAGCAAAGCAGTTAGAATTCCGTTTATTGGCGGTCCAGGATTCCCACGAACAGAAATACCAATTCGGTCGCGATAGGCTTTATCTGTTTCACGTTCTGCCCCACCCTCAGCCCTAGCAGGGTTATTAACAGATGATATTTCTTCAGTAGGTTCCACTTGTACTATAATAGTATTAGCTGGTACGTTTGAACTAGCATTCTCTTCTAAAGAAATTGCGCGGCCTTTCCCAAATCCATTATCATCAATTTTGACTATATCAATCATCTGAAACATAACTTTATTTTCTGTTGAAAAACGTACGCCTTCATTAATGATGTAACCAGGTTTTCCTGAGAACTCCAGCTCAACCATTGCAACTGTAGCTGGATTTCTATAGATACCACTATTCGCACCTAAACGATCCAATGAAACCCCTGTAGCTTGACTTATGAAGCCACTATAATAAACTCTTTCAGTTAGTTCATGAGATATAGATAAAAACCATGCAACGATACGAATAATGATACCCAGAACAGAATGTCCTGAAACATTAACATCCGAACCAAACAAGGCCTTTGCCTTTTCAGACATATCATAGAGTATTTCATCATATGTTTTTCTTTTAAATCCATTTTCATCAAGCACGTATTACCACCTCCACTTCATCACCTAATGTTGATAGCATCTCCACTGTAATATTCAACTGTCTATTGTTTCTTACAATTTCTATATTTTCAATACTATTAATTCTAGGTTCTTGATCTAAAATCGCTTCTGTAATATCTTGTTTCAAGTAATCTTCATTGTAATTTTTTCCAAACATATTATCACTTTCTAAACCAACGGATGTATCTAATTTAAATTCTTCTAGTCGTATTGATAAGATCATGAATACACTTTGTGCAAGTTCTAAATCTCCTTCAACTAGTAAAATTCCATAGTCAATAAATGATAAGTCTCCATTGACTATTTTCAAATCCCTCATTAAGCAATCACCCCCATAATAACAGCGTCATTTTGACTATGCATTCTATCAGATGATAATGAATAATCAGCTGAACTTCTATAATTATCTATGTCACGATCACAAAAAACTACTACTACAACCGCTCCCTGTGAGATATCAGACTGACAATGCTTAGTGATCAACGCGTTTAGTATTAATGCTCTTTTGCCTCCATCTGATTTTAATGCCATTGGCTGAACATCAGCTCTTGCACCTTTTACAGTGACAACTCGACATAGTTGCATAACATTAATTTCTTTTAAAATTCTATTTTTAAATGATCGAAAAAAAGCTAAGTCAGTTTCTTTCATTAGGTTACCACCTCACACGTTGTAACAAATCGACTACCATCATAGGAGTGCTGGCCATTTTTTACATAAAAATTTCCTTTTACATTTTTTGAATCGATATAGACTGCTGTACCTGTAGTGATTTTATGTTGCAAAAGACACTCAACAGACCAACCAGTATAATCATGACTTTCAACTTTTGTTGGTTGGTTAATAAGTCCCGTTTCAGGACTTAATCTGTATCTCTCTTTATTTCCATCTCGAAAATTTTTAATTACAAGTTGACCTCTTTTAAAATATAGTGATGTGTCACAAGCTTTGGAAATCTCTTCTAAAACCATCATTGCTTGGCCATCAGCTGTGTAGCCAGACCCATATATTTTATTATTTTTTAACTTAATTTCTGACAAAGGAATATTTGCTTCCCTAGCAACTCGATTTATAATAGTATGAGCATCCGTTCCATTATTAAAAGTAATATTTACTTCTTTTTGTTCCGAGTAATCTTTACCTTCTAAAAAAGTAAATGTTGTTGCTCTATCTACTCCGTTTAGAACAGAGGGTTTTACTTCTGCTATTGTTCCTGACGTAATCACTCCATTTGAAGTACCTGCATATCCTGCGTGGATATAGACTGGATTTCCTTTCTTAATAAAATCAATACTTTTTTTATTTAAATTGTATATTGTCACACTCACTTCAGATGGATTAGGTGAATCAGAAAAAGGTGCTGTAAAGTGAATTTCTAACCGATCCAACCTGCCTGAATCAGCTCTTAGTAGAACTCGATTCTTCCCATTCTTGTCGTGTATTTCAATTTGTAATAATCGTTGCCATTGCGTATTTCCCATTTAATTATCTTCCCTTTCCAAACTTGGAACATTATAATTCGGAGGTAAATCATCTATATAAAGGAAAACCTGAATACCAAAATTTTCAAAAGTTATTTCTTTTGAAGCTCCCGACTCATCCATCGGCACCAAATCTGCTGAAGGTAAACGAGTATCTACAATGTCTTGCCAAAGTCTTTCATCGATTACCATACGCTCACCAATAGCTATCGGTGTATGATCTATGTCATATAGATCTACAGTAAAAAATTTTTCTGTTTGATTATAGTCCACCTCAAAAATGTAATTTGTATTACCTAAAGGTATTTCGAATTTTTCAGGTAATGAATATTTATCAATAGGAATATATGCTCTTAAAGACATTTAGTCACCTCATTTCACACGCGCACGAGCGCCTATGGGTATAAATCTATCTGGCCACTTGTTCCAATCTCTTAATTGCTGAATAGACGTACCATATTGTTGCCACCAACCCCAATAAGTATTTCCTGGCTGAACTGTCACATATACAGCGTTACTTGGTTTCGAAGGTTGTTTTGCAACTGGCGGTTGTGGAATCTTCTCCCAAATAGTCTTAGCTACACGTATGGGCTGTAACGTAATTGTTATAGTGAAACCATTTTCCACTGTGTCATACCCTTTACTGATATCTTGTATAACTGCATTTTTAAAATATGATCTGCCTCGATAAACAATCCAACGAACATCTTTCTGCCATGCAACTAATGTATTGTAAGCTTGCTCTGCAGCGTTACCATTTTTAGCGAGAATCCAGCCACTAATTGTGACTGGACCGCCTGTATACATCATATTGTCAGTGATTGGTGCTCCTGATTCAACAGGATATTGAGATACATTAGCAGCACTGGTTACAGTCTCACTGACGTTTACAATCTCAACTTTAGATTTACCACTCTGAATGTATCCCATTAAACAACCTCTCCTGTTCCTAGAATGTTAAGTAATTTTGCATACTCATCTTCTAATGCTTGTCTTACAGCCTCTTTAATATCTCCAACAACAGATTTATCAGAATTATTCCCAACGTTGATAGTAATATTAGGACTAAAATTAACAGATGGAGATCCTTGATTAAAGAGCGCTTTAGTTTTTTCATGAGGATGTACAGTTCCAGCTGTATCTGCTTCGAACAATTCTGGTCCATTCTCTCCTACTAAAACTGTTTCACCTTTTGAAGGGCGGCCTCCCTTTGCATAAGCCCTTAATCTATGACCTGTTGGTCCCCATCCAGAATGTCCATATGGCAAATCTGTTCTCCAATTTGAATTATTGAAAAATGCCATTAGCTGATGGAATCCATTCAAAATGTTCTCATAACCACGAACTTTATACGCATTAAAAGTTTGAGGAATGTACTGAAGCAATCCTCGAGCTGGGTTTCCACTAGCTGTATTTACATCCCAAACAGCAGAACTTTGAATAATACTTTGGTTACCACTAGACTCCCTCTGGATTTGAGCTAAAATGCCGTTTACTTCTGCATCACTTACTTGTTGATTCATTTGTTTTGCAGCTTTTCTAACTTGAGGACCCCATCCTGCAGCACCTACCGCCACACCACCAGCAGCTCCGCCATAAGTATCAGGATTTACGTGTTGGCCATTTGGTCCACCTTTTCTAAGTTCATAATGAACATGAGGACCAGTTGACCAACCAGAAGAACCTACATCACCGACGATTTGACCAGCTTTAACTTTATCGCCCATCTTAGCTCTTATGCGGCTCATATGTCCATACATAGCCCATAGATTATCAGCAACTTTAATTCCTACGTGCTCACCTAATCCAATGGAAGAAGATTGAACCCAGTCTACCAAACCAGGATATTGAGCTGGAATAGGCGTTCCAGTTGGAGCAGCATAATCAATACCCGTGTGAAAATCCCCATAAAGACCTGGTCGCTTACCATAATCAGAAGTACGAACAAATGGTGATCCAAAATGTGGGGCAAAAGCACCTGAACCAAAAGCGCCACCATCTTCGGAATCAAAAAAGCCTTTGAAAGCCTCAAGTTTATTTTTTACCCACTCGGAACTGGTGTCTTTTAGTTTGTTCATGACACCATGTCCCAAACCTTGGATATTTTTACCCTTTTTATAAGTGTTATGCTTATTAAATAAGCCAGTCACTTTTCCAATCGGGTCTGATAGCCAATCTTTTGCTGTTTCAGCTATATCTTTAGTTTTTTCTATAGCTTTCGTTCCTACTTCTTTTGCTTTATCTACTGCATTAGATCCAAAGTCTTTTATTTTATCAACAGTATTTGCACCGAAATCCTTAGCACTATCAACAAAATCAGAAAGCCCATTTCCTTTACCTTTATGGAAACCTGGTAAAACTGTTCCTTGCCCCATACCACCATTTAGTACAGCTTTTGTATCTGAATGGTTTAAGATCCGTTCCCCCGATGCTATATTAGTAACTTCTGGACCATTTGATCCTAATAAACGCATTGAAGAAGTGCTCTTGTTATATGCTAATTCAACACCTTCTTCTCCAACCAAAGATGGACCACTATACGAAGCACCTCGAGAACCAGCAGCATGCATTTTGCCGCCTTTACCTTGTTTATATCCTGAGACATCCGCTTTGCTATCGGCTGTTGGAGTCCATGGTGGAATCTCATCTAATCCAAAAAACTTTAGAACCACATTAATTCCGCTAGTAACAGCATTAATTTTTCGTGCTAAACCTGTTTTAAAATCTTCCCAAATCTTCAGAGCGCCATCTACAGTATTACTAATAGTTTTACTGAAACCTTCTCCAAAACTTTTAGCGCTTTCAACTGTTCCGTCCCAAATCTCTTTAAATTTCTTTTTGGAATCCTTTTTAAAGACTTCCCATTTAGATAATGTTTGTCCAGTTTCCCAGTCCACTTGTTCAAGATGACCTTCCGCTTGCTTTTTAGCCTGCGTTACAACATCTTCATGTTGTTTTTCTGCTTCTTTGACTACACCGTCTCTTTGTTCTTGGGCTTTTTTTAATGCATCATCATATTGTTGTTGAGTAATCGTACCATTGACATATCTTTCTTCATCTAAAATGCGCTTTGTTTCTTCATATTTTTCATTTGCAGATTTAATTGTACCTTCTTTTGCTTTATATGAAGCTGCTACAGCATCAGCAGCCTGTTGCGCGCTAATCTCACCTGATGCATTTTTCAAATTACCCATAATGATTTTTTGCTCTTTAGCTGAATCTGATAATGCAACAACAGCTTGATTTTTCATATCTTCATGAATCGACTTATTAGCAGCAGCATGTTTTTCTTCAACAGCACGTACAGCAGCTGCTGAGGTTTTTTCTAACGATTCAATTTCTTTTTTATCGTTTTCTGATAGTTCTCGGTTTTCTAATCTTGCTTTTTCTTTGATTTCATTGATACGATTTGTGTAATACTCTGTAGCAGTAATAGATTCATCATATTCTTGTTTTTCTAATTTCGCCGATTGTAAAATTAAGCTAGACAAATA